TACTTGTCCTTTTTTAGTAGATGATTTTGCTTTTTTTCTTCCCAATGCCATGCGTCTTAGAAATGCGGTTTTCTTTGCACCTGTTAGTTTAGCCACCTGTTACAAAACCCCCGAAAGTTGAAAGATTACCCTTTGTATCAAAAGTTGGTATTCCATACTCTTTTGATAATGCAGCTTGTGCCTTTAGTGTTGCATCACTCAATCCTACACGACCTGTATTAATTCCACCTGATCCGCTAATTGTAAAATCTAAAGGTTGGACTCCGTATCTATTTGTAAACTCGTTAGTTCTTAAATTAATTGTACCCCCTAAATTACTTGCTTCTAAAAATCCCGCATAAGTTAAACCGCCCTTTTGTTGTGGAGATAATCCCATATCCCCCGTATCAGTTGGAATGTTTGTAATGTATTCTCCCAACTGTTCTTGCTCAATTACTCTAGCTGCTGTATTTGGTGCATTTGATTCTGGCGTTTCTACCAAATTTCCAAACTTGTTAAAAGCCTGGGTAACTTGTCCCCCTAAAGCTTCTGTAAATCCCCCAATTTCTGATCCGATGGCTTTACCAATGCCCGCACCGCCACCTAGTTGTTTAAAGATTAAAATAGCTGCACCAATTCCGCCCAGCGTTAAAATCGTGTTAAATGATACCATGCTTAACGAATGTCGTTAAGTAATTTAACCATATCGGCTTAAACCGCCAAATCTTGTCTGGTATTCTGACTCTACTAAATTAATTTCTTCTTGTTGTTGTTCTGCATAAACTTCTGCTTTTGTTATGTTTCTTTTTGCAATTTCAACATTATAGTAATTTGTCAATGCTGCACTAATTTTAGGAAATTTTCTAAATGAACCACCCGTGACATTTCCGCCAAATCCTAGTGCACTTTCAGATTCTACCAAATTTTCATAATATTGAATAATATTATCATCAGTTACAGAACCATATTCAGATTCAATATTTTGAATATCTGATTTATACAAATAATATTTATTTTTATTATATTTGTCGTATGGTAAATCTTGCCCGTATTTATCGACTTGTGCTATTTGTTGTTCTGTTGTTATGTATCTTCTTGTCTGGTCCAATTCATCTTGCAGATAGCTGACTCTTTGCTCTTTCTCTTTTTTCTCAATGTTTAGAATTTCTTTTAGTTGGACGTTTGTATCTGTTACGGGGATTATTTTTTGCAAGAAAGTTTGAGTTTTAGGACTTTCATTTTTAATAGGCAGTACAGGTATGGCAGACTTTCCAGAAAATTGAGTATTATTAGATATGATTGTTGCGCCCTTAGAGAAAACCAAAGCTGCAAGTAATACACCACCAATAAGAAGAGCTTCATTAATTTTCATCCATTACAGAACATACACTTATCAATTTTAACTGTATCTCCATCAAAAATAATCCCCCATCCTGCATAACAGGCAGTACAAAATTTTCCTTTTTCAATTCCACGTTTAGACGGATTCCATATCAACGGCAGATTCTTGTTCATTATTTTTAGGTTTCTTGACAAACTTTCCAATTAATTCCCCTACTTTCTCTGGGTTATCTTTTACCATCTTCTCAATAAATCCCATAGCTTCAGGACTTTGTAATAATGGTTGAATGTTTTTTGGTAGTAAAGGGGCGAATTGTGAGATTAGACCAGCGATAGATCCTAATGGGTTCTCCTTATCAAAATCTGATTCATTAATTGTGATGTTTTGCTTCATTTTATTTAGCTTTCCATTTAGTTTTTTATTGTCAACTTCCAAATTATTAATATATTCCAGGTATCTATTTTTCAATTTGCCATGAATTTCGTTTGAACCAAACACATTTTTTGTAATTACTATGCCACATACTCCCGCAGCTACAACACTTACTAAAATTATGTACTCAAACAACACTATTCATACTATCCATACTGTTAAAACTGTTGTGTTCTACCCCGATATACCCCCCCTTTCACACTATCCCCCCCAGATATACCCTATTTTTGCTTTGTTTGCACTACTGTTATATTACAACTAACTAATCGTATCCTATCCTCATATACACGAGTGTTGTGGGAAGCGGACAGGGGGAACACGTGTAGGGGCTGCACGAAGTGCCAACACTATTTATTATAAATAAAAGTGTTGGTTTTTTTGGCTTCAAAATATGAAGTGTGTGTGTGTACTCTTAAATACAAACTTTGTAAAGACTTTGTATGGTATCAACAAACAAAATTGAAAGAATAATCAACCTACAACAAGGAATACAAACCATGATTCAAACTCTTGTTAGAGAAGCCCTAACAATACAAGAAGAAGAAGAAGAAGAAGAAGAAGAATGAAAAAACACACTGGAATAACAAAGGTTCATAAGACTTTGACCATGCCTATTTCTTTTTACGCATTGGTGGAACAAATTAGATCAAAGCAAGGTCTTGATACTGCCGAAGAAGCAATTAATGTTTCAGTAATGCACCTAGCTAGAAAGATAGGGATTGAAGCATGATCATGACAGAAGATGAAGTAAGAAACAAAATCTATGTGTTATTTTGTCCTGAATGTGAAGAAGAAATTTTAGAAGATGATCAAATAAGATGCACTAATTGTAAAATCCTCTTTGATTGGGATGATGAAGAATGAAGTGTAGAAAGAGGGATAGATTAGTTCTGGAACATACCTTCTTGATCAGTAGTTGCAACTCTCAAGGAATAGCATATTGTGTTTATTGTGGTGCTAGATGGGATTAATTTTTTTATTGTGATTCCCAAATGTTGACAGTTCCGCTTATATCATTCCCGCCACTAGCATAAAATCTAATATCAGTTATGGGCGTAGCTGATTCAAACCATTCATATCCCACTGTAAACGTTTCCCATCCGTTCGCTAATCCTGAAATAATTATATTGCCTATTCTCGTATCAGCTGTACCAGTTCCATCGGTAGAAGCGTTATACTGCATAAACCCATTAACAAAAAAATCTCTATCTCCTTCAAAATTAGTGGTATTTAATAAAATAGATGATTCACCTGCCGCGGCTAGAGTATATCTATAATTAGCCCCTGTGTCTATTGAACCACCTGAACCAAATCTCATTCTTAATTGATCATTACCCCCAAAACTTCCCGCAAAGTTAAACATTAAAAATTTAGCAGTAGATGTTAATCCAGTAACATTAAAGTTAGCTGATCCGCCTGCTTGAGTTTGGTTTATAATTCTAGTCCAGGCACTTGGAGGAATAGCTGCTATAGCTGCGGTATTTGTTGCTATAGCTGCGGTATTAATTGCTGTCTGTGGATCAGTTGCACCTGTAATTAATGAGAATAATGTTACAGCGCCCATGTCTGTTAAAGTTGTAGAAAGGGTACCGCCATCATTAGCTAATGTTTGATTATGGGTATGTGGTAGGGTAAAACTCGTTGAACTTCCACCAAAAGCCAATTAGACTTGTACCTCTATTGGCGCTTCTGATCTAGCGGCAGGTAATACTTGGGCTTCTATTAGAACAGTACCAGCCGCCCCAGCTATAACAGTAAGATAGTTGATCACTGCATTGTCTACAGTTGCAAAGGTTGCACTTGCAAGGTTGGCAAAAACACCATTAAGGTTGTAATCATATGATGCGGCATTGGTTCCATCGTTGTTTGTTATCTTTAAGTTAATACATCGTCCTAAAAATTGGTCTGGAAAACTTATATTAGTTGTAACGCCCTGGGGGCATACAATGCGCACAGGGTAGAGCAAGGGGGTATTTCCCGAATTGAGCTGGTAATTGTTTACTATGTTATTAGAAAAAGGCATAATGAATTTGTAACTCCTAGTTCAATGGTGAACCATATCTTACGAGAATAGTAGTTGCAGTAGCTGCCCCAGCTCCTTGTTGTGTGCACTGCCATTGATATGAACCTGAGCTCATACTCACGGGTCCTATTGGGACACGTCCTGCGGTTGTTGGTGAGATTGCATTAGAAAATGCTCTTACACTTGTTGCGTTACCGTTCTTTACCAAAGTAAATTGATACTGTAATGCACCTGCGGGATCTGGATTGTTTACTACGTCCTGTAATACGTTTGGAGTTAAAGTTAGAAAGTTTGATAGTCCTGTTTGATTGTCTAACATGAATACTGGAGCTAATAATGCTACTGGAGTACCTGTATAGGTTCTTTGTACTGGTAACATATCTAAACTCCGAACTCCTGTTGTGGTGCGCTAGCTGTGCCGCCAAACATTGTACCAAGTTGGGATAACCCACCCGTTAAAATTAAATTTGCAGCACCGCCAACAATACCGCCCGTAAGGAATGCCGCACCTGTAGCTGCTATCGGAGTTATTGAGCTACCAGGGGCGACCCTACTCATAACTAAAGATACTAAACTACCTGCACCGATTCCTTTGACGACATCGCCAATTACACCAGTTTTCAAACTTGAACCAATTCCTCGACCAACGCTTTTTGAGCGTCTTACGACTCTTGATCTACGTTTAACCATAGGTTTTCTAATTATAGTCTGTCTTTTAACCTTTGCTGTTACTCGGTGTTTTGTTGTCGTTTTTCGTTTAGTTGTAAAGGCACGTCTTGCCGTTTTGCGTACTTGTCCTTTTTTAGTAGATGATTTTGCTTTTTTTCTTCCCAATGCCATGCGTCTTAGAAATGCGGTTTTCTTTGCACCTGTTAGTTTAGCCACCTGTTACAAAACCCCCGA